ACACCGGTTACAGTCAACACAACGTGCGCAGTGACTGATGATGAGTTAGCCACATACAGGGTTGTATCAGTCACACGGAATGCAATTACAGGCGGTGCCAACACACCAACGCCAGAAGCCACACTTAGCGCTGCCAACACAGTACGTGATCCAATAGTGGCTGGACGTGTGGACGTGTCAATTGCGTACGCAATTACTTGTTGGTTTGTCGCTGTGTTATCTGCATGGATAACAACATACTTAGTGCTGGTAAGTTTTACCGTAGTTGAATACTGAGTAGTTGTCAGAGTGTCGGCTACAGCCGTACCGCTTTGCGGTAGCAAATTTGAGTTAGTGATATAGAAAGGTCGAACGTCATCACCAACAATTGACCATTTACCTGCCGCAGTGCTTGTATCGTATAGGTAAACAGTTGCGGTTGAATTAGGCCCAACAGCACCAATTAACTGACCTGCACTATTACGGACACCAAAAGGTTTAGCGCCTTCATTTCTAAACACAAACTTACCATTAGAAATGCTTAAAGTGTTTGCTGCAGGCAAGTTAACAATAACAAACTCAGTTACGCTCGTGAACTCAAACACGCGAGCCGACGCATTGGTTAAAGTTAAGTCTGTAGTTAACGCTTGAATAGCGCCAGTAGACAACTGAAAGTTGTTATCAACATATTGCTTAGTTGCAGCCTGAAGGGCAAGCGTTGGGTCTTGAGCAAGCGTGAACGTGCCAGACGCAGGGTTCTGGATAAAGTTGCCTGTCAAATCAATGTCGCCAGTAACGTCTAGCGTACCAACCACGTTGGTATTTACTAGGTCTGTAGTTCCGTTAATGTCTACAGCACCGCTGATTGTTCCACCTGCGGCGTCAAACGGGGTGTACCCAATATTACCAACGGCTGCGTTGGGAGCAAGTTTTGCCGCCGTTACCGACGCATCTTGATAGTCTGCTGTAGAAAGCGGGACTGGGGTAGGTTCTCTTCCAATATAGCTCATAGCTACCTCTTACGTAAGTTCAACAGTTGAAATAACTACGTCTGCGGCAGTAGCAACGCTTGCTACTACGCTAACCGTATCGCCAGTTTGCATGGCAAGTTTTTGTGGCTCACCCACGACTACTAGAGTACCGCCCGTTGGTAACGGGGCATCTTTGACCAAATACGAAGTAGTGGCGCCAGAAGTAATAAAAGCAGACACAGTTATGGCTGCTGCTGGGCTTTTAATATTGGCGATAGTGAAGCTGTAAATAGTCGTCTGGTTAGCCCCACCGGTATACACCACAGCAGGTGAAGTGCCTACGTTTGACGTTAGGTAGTTCTGAAATGTGGTAGCCATGCTTTACCCCAAAATAAGTGAAATAGCGACAGATTCGTTATCCGTCTCATACGGCGGATTACCTGCTGCGTCGTCATAAACAGCCCGTTCTGCCGGTAGCGTAACGAACACCAACTTGGCTCCAGCAGAGAAGTTGACTGGGGAGCCTGAATTTGAACTTGATAATATTGCTGTGCGATCAAGAGTCGTGGATGCTGACAAGGTACCAACACCAACTTCCCACTCATCCAAAGAAGCTGTTTGATGCACTGCTGCGTAATAACACGTATTACCTACACCAATCGCAGAATCAAAATCCTGATACGAAGGCGTAGCACCAGTCAAAGCAAAAGAAACTGTACCAGTCGTAGTGGTCAGTTCTTGGACACGGTCTTTTAGAATCAGCGCCATTATGTGATCCTGATAAGTGCGGTGGTTGCGGTTGCGGACGGGAACACAATCGTGATGTCGCCAGCCACAGCCTGTTTATCACCACCAAAGTCTAGGACGCAAACCGATGGGTTAGTCAGGGGGTTGTTGCTATTGTCGTTTGCAGACGGCGTGGTGTTATATATCAAACATCCCCGTGTAGTCAGGGTAACGTTCACAAACGTCAGGTCTGCGTAGTCAATAAAGGCTGTAGGCGCTGTCAGGAATGTACCAAGATTGGTCAACGCTGCCCCGCCAGCCGTGTAGTTAGGGCTGGTAACTTCGTTCGAAGACGTGTAAGCCGTTGTGGTTGCACCCAAAGTTGCGGCTGCTGTATACAGAGCCAGCTTGAATACGTCTCCGCCGGTAGCACGGAAATCGTGCACCCCAAGGAAAAGTTCTTGCTTAAAACTGTTACATATGCCTTGTGCGATTGCCATATTAGTTCCTCAATAAATCAAGTAGTTCGGGGTGCCCCGCCTGTATTAAACGGTTAGAAAGAGTGGTGCGATCTGACCGAACTGCTTCAATTAAGTAATGCAATACCACTTTACGAATCTCTTCACGGTACGCTTGTGCTTGAATACGCACAGGCTCAGGGGCAGTTTCGCTGACAAAAATCAGCTTATTAACCGCCCTTTCAGCAATTTCTTCTGGTGTCCAGCCACGGTTTGTGGTGGTTTGAACGATGACATCACCGAGAGTTATTTGGGCTTGTTGTGAAATCATCTGACTTTGACCCTCACTTGTCCGGATCGGTAAGCATCTTCACGGTTCTTGCCATCACCCAATTGTTTCAGCAGAGCCAATGCCTCATTGTACCGCTCCGTGTAGTTTTTTACTACGTCTGCTTCCTCTTTCATGAAGGTAGCCGCCTCAAGCAGTGACCCATAAAACAGGACGGATTCAAAGTTATCGCCTAGCCATGAAGTACCCGCCGTGACAATTGACTCTGGGTAGTAGAAATAGTGCAATTCCACCTGATACGACTGGTCTGGAGTCGGCCCAAAGATAAAAGTGTCTTGATCCCATAAAGCATAGTATTCAGGCAGTCCCAAGTCCGTTGGGGCTGGATAAGCCTGGCGGATGAAGTTGACATCCTTGTCCAGCAGGTAGCTGTAGTTTCCTGAGTTATCCACAACCGCAAACGAAAACACAGCCAAATAGTCGTCTGGGGTGGGTAGGTACTTATTGCTTGCGTTGAAATTGCTAGTCGAGTTCTTACGCAACGCCGGTAGCTGAACCGTGTTGTAGATCCGTTCTTCAGCGTTCTGAACGAATACGGGGATGTTGTTGACGAAGACCGTATCGTAGTCTTCGGTGTAATCCTGTATTGCAGCAGACAGTTGCGCGTAGTTCATTTAGCCCATCTTCTTGCTATGACCAGTACCCTTGGTTGCCGCCCCAGTACCACGAGTTTTCTGGGTTTGCGTGTTAGGCACGTTGTTTGGATACCCGTTATTATTGGGTACGATAGGTATTTGCTTGACTGGCTTATCCATTATCGACCTCTTCCAGAGCTACGTTGGTTCATGATCTTAGCCATATTACGACCATACTTCAGCATATCTGCATTGGTCTTGCCGCCTTTAGCCATTTTCTTCACATTGGAATCGGGGTGAGCCTTAGCGCCCTTTTTAGCCATATGTGCTTTTAATGCTGCTTTTGTATCCATTTCAAACTCCTTAAGTGGTTGTTACTGTTACTGTCCCCAAAGAAATACCCAAAACAAGGTTATTGGGCGTTAGGCCATCATCGTTAGCCCTAGACCCCCCAACGGGATTCCAGCCCCATTGAATGATTCTACTTCCTCCAGAGGGGTCTCCGCTACCCAATACGCCGGTTGCCCCCGTATCAATCTGTAACCCTGTATAGCCAGCCTGAACATAAGTCGTATCTGGTCTTGGATTACGCACGGCTTGTGGGTCGTTAACCGGATACATACCTAACTGCAACTGCGGCTGGTCAGGCTCCCAACAAGTCGGGCAAACCAGCAAATTCACATTCTTAGTCTTAATTACTATCTGTCTTAACTGCTTTAATTTGTAACGAAACCCGCATCTGTCGCACTGCGATATAGCCCATTTACCAGACGCAAACTTACTTGGCATGATTAATAGAACATTTCACGGGGGGCAAGTCTCAAAGACGCCTTTTCCCGATCCTCACTAGACGCCAATAGCCATTGCTCCTCATAAGCCATCTTTAACATTTCTAGCCGTGGCAAGCCATTCGGCAGCTTCATAGCCAAATAATATGCCAATCCAGCCACTAGGCAGGGCAACATACGGAAAGGTATGTCTTGGGTATTCACCCCGTTGCCAGCGTCCTGTACGCGGCGTAGACGCCAATAAACATAGGTATAGAAGTTACTCTGATCCGGGGCAGGCCAGACATTGATATTTGGCAGGTTACGAATCGAAACAGACGCCCCAGTTAAATGAGCCGCAGGGGTGCTGTTATCTACACCACGGACGCAGTTTTGTAGGGTATTCCCTGATATTTCGTTATACCCAATGGTCTCTGCCCCGATTTTGATAAACCCAACATAGTTCAAACCTACTACAGAACTAAGAGTGATAGTGTCAGCAGTAGAAGAAATACCGCCGTTTAGGGTAATGCTAGTTGCGCCTGTGTCACCAGACTGGCGGTCAATCCACACCTGAATGGGTCGTCCTTGGGCGTTCTTGTTAGGGATCGTGGCATAGGTAGAAACACTGATACGGCTGATATTAATGTCAGTCTGCTCAACCCCGGTCTGGGTTCGGACTACGGAGTCCAACAGGTCAATCGTGTCTACTGGGAGGGCGTAGGTTATCTGCCCCTGAACCATAGGGATCAAGCCTTGCTCGATAGTCCACAGGTTAATACCCCGGTTAGCCCACTCAATTGTCAATAGGTTAAGAGAGCGACGGGCTGTACGCATATTGTAGCCAGTACGTAGCTCGTCTCCACAACGCTCAAAAGCCTCTTCAATAATATTGTTGAGGTCTAGATTAAAAATAGTTGAACCGGTTGTGGTCATGGTGTTTGGCTATCGTTTTTAATGTAAATCAAATCAAAAGTAGCTGCCACGTAAAAGCCAGTGCCCGATAACGCCAAGGCTCTTGCCTCTATATCTGTTTTTTCTGGGAAAGAAATAGGGTATTCAAAATCAAACAACGCAAAACCGCTAGACAAGCCCAATTCTGCGCCCACACGCATGACTCCGCCAAAAGGCCTAAAGCAAAGTTGACCTTTTATCGAATGGTTTGTGTTTGAGCCTGCCGCAGAAAAGGTACCTTGGTCTATGTAGGCCGTGTAGCCCGCAGGAACCGTCCAAACCGCCATCAGCGTTTGATTGGCTCCCAATGGGATTTTTGCGTAAACAGTCGCTGGAACACCAGCCGTAACAATTCCGGTACCAACATAGATATCGCCAGCGGCAGTAGCACCAGTGCCAGCAGTGTTAACGAAAGCACGAAATACACGGATGAAACTGTTCGTGGTAAGAACTTCAGTCTGACCATTTAATGTCACCACCTCAGAAATTTCATTGTAGTTAGCATCTAAACCGCTAACTGCGACTGTTTGAGCACCTGTTCCAGAACCCGTGTCGGCTGCGCTTGAGCTTGAGACTTTCATCACGGTGGCAGCGCTGGGGTACACGTAAATGCCGCCTTGGCTCCAAACTGTTTCTAATGTAGCGTCTACAACTGGGTTAGAACCAAATTTAAACAAAGTCTTGTGATAAGGAATCTGCCCACGGGAGACTTGTAGCTCCCATGGTTCATAGGTTCCAACCCGAGTTATGGACGATTTTTCAGCCATTACGCAGCAATCCCGCCGTAGAAGAATAACGTAACACTGGCCACGTTTGCATCTGCAAACTCAATAAAAACACCGTTATCAAACAGTACCCCCATGTCTGGGAAAATAATGTCATAGGCTCCAGCGGAACCCGGTGTTTTAATGTCTACAAGTGTCGTTGCGCCAGTTG